ACGTTTTATCTCATCGGAATAATCCTTTTGAGAAGAGGACGTTTTTCTATCTGGTAACTTTTTACTCAGTGAATCTATACGTCTTTGATAGTCGTTGTATTCAGCACTCCCCTTAACGGTTTCTTTCTGTTCCTGTTTCAGTTTAGAAATACGGCTCTCTACTTGGCTAATAATTTGTAGCTCGTTTTCACGTTCAAGAACGGTAGCCTTTAATTTAGCTATATAGCTTTCCTGCCCTTTTACAACAGCATCGGTTACTACTTTGCCATCAGACATTAAGCCGTTGTTATCTTTGAGAGCCTTTTTGAAAGCCTCCAGTTTTTCTTGACCTTTAGTAATGGCTGCTTCTATCTCAGAAATGGATTTGCCTTTGGTATAAAATACCTCTTCCTGATTACCTGTTTTCTGATTTTGGTTAGGATTCTCCCCAAAGCGTTTTTGAGCCTCTTTTATGATATTATTATAAATACCACGAGCTTTGAATACTTTGGTTATTTCATCTTGCAAGCTATTAGCCATGTATGTTTGCGCACCTATACCAGTCATGGGATCGCCAGGCAAGTATTTGGTTTCGTCAAACTGCTTTATAATATCCTGGATTTCTTGGGTAATTTCTCCCTTACCTTCCAACACTGGCTTAATCTTCCAATAATAAGTTTCTGCAAGGTCGATACCGTCTTTATCCTTCTTCCCCTTGAACTTATCTTTTAGTAGCTCTTCTACAGTTTCTTTGGCTTCTACCTCCTTATCAATATAGTCATTAGAAGCCTCATTAACCGCTTTATCCATAGCTCTTGCACGAGCTGATTTTTCGGCTTCTTGCGTAATGATACGATAAGCCTTAGCCAGATCATCCAAAGCATTCTTTTCATCCCCCAGCCCCTTCAAATACTCACCGTATTTGCTCATTATGGCTTCCTTTGCGGAACGGTATTCATCCGTACCTTCTTTGGCTGCTTTCAAACGTGCAAACATCGCATCAATTTGCAATCTTTCAGCTCCAATAACCTTTTCACTTTCAGATATGGAGTTATTTAGTTTTTCTTGCGCCTTTTCTGCGTCAGTCTGATAAGTGATAAGTTTATAAATACCATAACCGAGAGCTGCTATAGCTGCTGCTGCCAAAGTATAAGGATTTGCCAGCATAACGGCTTTCAACCTGGTAGCTACAGCCATAAGTTTGAGCTTTGCAGTTGCCAACAAGTTTGTTGTAGTTACATTGGCTGCTTGTGCTGCGGTGTTGGCTGCTGTCTGAGTGGTATTCAATGTTTTAGCAGCCGTTTCTACCGCTACTTTCTTGGTGCTAAAATCACGTGTGGCTGCTTGGTATTGTAAGGCTGCTGTTTCTCTGGCTGTTTCGGCTGCGACTAATTTTCTTTCTGCTGCTTCTACTTGTTTTGCTGATCCAGTAGCACCGATAGACATAAGTTCTGCCAATCTTTGCTTTTCCAATTCCTTAGCAGCAAGGTATTCGGCTTTCTTGGCTGCTACGGCTT